GAGAATGGCGTTGTGAGACGGAAGAAATAATCATGGCAGAGAAAAAACAAGCATACACACCAGAGACCTTTGCCAAGGAATACGGCCCAATAGCCGAGCGAATTGGCAGTCAGATTGGTGTAGACCCTGCTCTCCTCCTTGCCAAGTTTGGTTTGGAAACAGGTTGGGGCAGGTCTGTTATTCCCAACTCCTACAACCTAGGCAACATCAAAGACTTCTCTGGCTCTGGCACATATGCTGTGGATAACTCTACCAAGAAGCGCGAGAAGTATATGCAGTTTGAAGACCCTGAGGTCTTTGCTGACTACTATGTTGACTTTATGAAGCGGATGTACCCCAAGGCGATTGGGGCTGGCTCTGATGTGGATAAGTTCACTATGGGGCTAGGACAGGGTGTCAATGGCTCTTATGCCGACAACCCAGATACCTATGGCAAGAAGATCAATAGTGCCTATATGTTGGTCAACAATGCCATGCCCAAAAAAGACGAGCCTAACCCCTTTGATACTGGCAAAACTGAGGCTGAAAAGATTGCTGAAGAGCCTCCTCCCCCTCCCGGTGAGAGGGTTCAGACCATGCGTGAGTCTGACCTTATTGATGCCGCAGGTGCGGGCGCGGTTGTTGGTGCAGGCAAGGGTGTCATTGAAAAGGGTTTGATTACCCCACAAAGACCAGTAAACCCTAACTTGGCGTCAGCCCAAGAAAGACTTGCACTGGCTCAAGACAAGTTGGTTGAGGCTCAGAGAAACCTACAAAGTGGCTCTGGTGCATCTATTCAAGACCTTGAGAATGAATTCAAGGCTCGCCAAGCCGCAGCAATGCAGGCAGCAGATGAGTTGAAAGTTGCAGAGGCAGAGGCAAAAGCCTTGTCTCGCGCCCCAGTAACTGGGACTACTGCTACAACTGTGGCTGAAGAATTGCCCGGCAGAGCATCAGGCCCCAAGATTGCAGGTGATTCTGGCACAAGAAACTGGATGATCCAAGAGGCTGGTCAAAAGCATCAACTGCCTGAGACCATCCTTGACATGGCTACCGACAAGACCAAGGAAAGCCCAACTGGTGGCAAGCGTTTGATTGATGAAGACCTCAAAAAGTTAGAAAAGATCAAGCAACTTGGTGGTGGGGATATGAAATTGACTGAGCCAAAGCCCGGTCAGTTGATGGTTCCATCAGATATTGCGGATGAGCGTGCCGCCCAATTTGAGAAAGAATTGGCTGAAAAGCAATCAAGGGAGGCAGCACAGCGCCAGCAAGCCATGGCAGAGGCTGAGAAGAAACGCCTAGCAGCAGAGCAAAGAGTCAAGCAAGCCCAACAGGCTCGCAGACAAACTGGTACTGCCGTGGGTGAGACAAGTCAGCAACTCAAAGAGGCAAAGACTGGGCAGACTGCCGTTCAAAAGGCTGAGTCTGGTGTCAACATTGCCGAGAAAGCAGCAGAGAGAGCCGCCAAAGGCAAGCCTAGTATGGCTCAACAGTTGGGCTATAAGATAGCCAAGTCCCCTGTTTTAGCCAATACTTTGGCTGGCGCTGGGACTGCTATGTCTATTGATGAGGCAATTGACCGCTACAAAAAGGGTGACTACTCTGGTGCGGTCTTAGGAACAATTGAAGCAGCCTTTGGCGCAATGTCCATGACCCCCCCTGTTGGCCCAGTTGGCATGGCAGCAAAGGGTATCGGAACTGTAGGGGGTCTAGGTATGATTCCTATTTGGTTAGCCCATGACTACTTTGGTAAGAAAGGGGCTTGGGCAGAAGAGCCACAACAATGATCACGTGAGGTGCAGTTGCCAACTCTCCTCCTTTGCCCCCCTCACCGGGGGCTTTTTTTATGCATTCCCTGCGGTGCAATGTAAGAGTATCTGGGCATTGAAATGAGTCTGCTCAGTCTCATGGACACCATCCTCAAACCCTTGGTCATAAGCCTCAAGACAGGCTTTAGCCATTACTGACTCTGCATCTCTGCGTCCATCTTCATACTCTTTTGCAAGTGTTCTGATGAGGATCATGTCCATGAACTACTCCTATTTGGGTCGCTGATTTTCCAAAGCCTCGCCAACCGCGCGGTTCATGTCTTTGACAATCGCAACGCAACGGGCGTGTTCTTTCCTAGCATACTCCACCGCTATAACTGCCTCAAGTTTATGGGCAAATTGAATGATGTCCAAGTCATCCGCATAGATGGCATTGGGCAGTTTTTCATCACAGTAGAAATAGACCTGTTTGATCAGTTCTTCACTTAACATTTTTTACCTTCCATAGTTCCCAATTGATGATTGTGTTTCTAGCGATGACCCTCTGAGTCCCACTATAGGGGTTGAGGTCACTATCAAGGAACTCCTCAACAATCATGTCCTTTTTAAGAAACATCTCGTGTTTCTCTGCTTGGATAGAGTCGTCAAAGATGCTCCCATCACTAGTCTTGAATGCCTGAATCTTTTCCATGATCAGAACTTGTTCTTGAGTTGCCAAAATTCAAGTAGAGCCATGAACATTTTCCAACCTCGCTCAAGGTCAGCCTGATCCCATTCCTTGACAACTACCAAGTTGGGGACATTTCGGCTGACAAAGACATTGGCACATCGAGCATTGGGAACGCCCAGGCCCACCCGGTACGCCGCCAACTGCATCAGATGCTCGTCATATCCCTCAACCTTGGATGGGTCGGTGAACTCTTTGGTCTTGATGTCAATGACGATGCCATTTCCATCCTCTGTATAGAGGTCACACTTGCCACCAAAACGGAGGTCGGTATGGGCAAAAGACCGCTCAGAGACCCAATCCTGTTGAGCAAAATGGTCAAAGACTGCCTTAGAGCAAGCAGTCACAGACTCTTGATGCTTGCCTGTGGGGTTGCCCTCATAGTAGCCTTGAATGGATGCATGGATGTCAGTTCCCGCATCCGCCGCCGAGCGACCCTGTTCTTTGGAATCGTTAATGATTCGGTCAATGTATTCCTTTTCAGGTTCGTCGGGGCGGCGGGGAAGGGTTAAGGCTGCATACAGAACTTGCTGTTGCAACCAAGCAGTCAAGGCGGGTTTAGCCGCCATATTTAGCACCGTTGTCACCGAGGGCACCAAGGACATGGTGCGAGCATCACGAAGTGTGGTTGCCCTTGGAGAGCCATCTTTTTTAGATGGCACAGTGTATTGGGGTTCACCATCTTGGGTATACCAATGATTGGACTCACTAGCCCTAATGGTTGGGGTGGTTATGGTCATATATGTCCTTAAAAGGGAATGTCATCATCCATATCATCAAAGCCACTCTTGTCTGATGATGCTTGTTTAGGGGCAGAATTGCCATTGCGGTCTTGCCATTCAGGAGAACCCTCAATCTTTGACTTGAGTCCATCACTAAAGGTCTCAAACATGGTCATGTCAGGCTCTTCAATAGAGAAGATGCCAAGGGCATTGTGACCCTCAGGCAGACCCGCTTTCTTGATTTGTGGGGGTACAGATAGGATGGCTTGGATGTTGGTGTACTCCTTACCATTGTTGCCTGTTGCCTTGACAACAGAGACCATAGCCCAGGCCCCAAGGACATTCTTGAGTTCAAAGCCTCTAAGTTCATCAGCAGTAAAGTCTCTGCCTCTCCAAGTCTGCAAGTCCTTTCGGAGGGTTGCTTTCTCAGCCAAGGACAATGTGAAGTTTTTGCTGATGGTCATGGGTTCACCCTTGCTTGTAACCATGGGCTTGCCACTTTCATCTTCTCCATGAACCTCAAACTGCAACATCACCTTGGGTAGGTGTTTTACAGTCCCAAGGTACTCACTCTTTTGAGTTCCAAGGTCAACCACTCGATAGCATCGAGCAAGGTGCATCCCTTGTGGGACGGGGGTAAAGGTGCTACTGCCACCACTTTCTTTCGCTATTAAAGCCATCATTCGCTCCTAGTTTCTTGATTCAAAATTGAACTCTTGGACATCCCACACTCAGAACATATGAGTACCCAATCGTCCTCTGTAGCAATACCTGAAATGCCTCTTCTCAGAGCCTCTTCAAGCATTTGCATTCTTTCCAACATCAGTTGGTGCATCTCTGCCTCGTTGTGCATGACTACCACCTCACAGTCATCAAGATGATGATTGCCCACACTACAACCCAAGGCAGAACAAACGGCCACCATCGCACTCGTCGGTCTTTTTTGTTGAGCAATGCTGCCTGTATCAAATCCATGTCTTGCTGATCTCTGTCTGGTAGGTTCATAATTCGCTTTCGAGTTAAACAAGCCTTGACTGTACCAAATTTAAGTTAAAGATACAACAGGCTTGCACAAAGTTTTTTTTGGTGTATGATGAGATTAAACCAACTATGGAGGGTTCAATGACGCTGACAGAATTTTTTGAAGCAAAGCCGCGAGGAGCAAAGATTGCCATGGCTAAGAAACTGGGGGTGAGCAAGACATGGCTCAGTCTCGTGATTAGTGGCAGACAAGTGCCTAGCCCTGAGTTGAGTGGGGCAATTGAGAGGTACACAAAGGGGTTGGTCAAGAGGACAACATTGAGACCTGATATTTTTGGGGAACTCAAATGATTTGGTACAAATTTCACATTGGTGACTACATCACCCACACTAAGCACATCTCTGATGCTGAAGACCTTGCCTATCGTAGATTGCTTGATCTGTACTACATGAGTGAGAAACCTATCTCCCTTGATGTCAAGTTGGTTGCAAGGAAGATTGGTATGGAAATTGAGGAAACCGAATCGGTTTTGGTGGAGTTTTTTGAATTGCATGATGATGGTTATCACAACAATCGTGCTGATGTTGAAATAGCCAAATATCAATCCCAAGTTGCTACAAATCGTGAGATTGGCAAGAGGGGCGGAAGACCTAAGAGCCTTATAAACAAAGGCTTGCAGACCATCAAAACCGAATCGGTAACCGAATCGGATACGAATACGAACCCTAAGAAGATACAGATACAGAAGAAGAATAACAATATATCGTCGAAATTCGACGAGTTTTGGCAACTGTGGCCCACATCAAAACGAAAAGTAGCAAAGTCAACTTGTGAGACCAAGTGGATCAAACACAAGTTGGATGAGGTTGCAGACAGAATCTTTTCCCATGTCTCTGCATTGAAGACCTCAGAGCAATGGACTACAGGGTTTGAACCCGCACCTCTGACCTACATCAACCAAAAGAGATGGGAGGATGATGTGGAGTCAGCCCCAATGAGGAGAGGCATATGACTCCTCTTGAGAACTTGCTCTCTAGGTTGCAAAAGGTCAAGGGTAAGAATGGCTCATGGACTGCTTGTTGCCCATCCCATGAGGACAAGTCCCCATCCCTAGCAGTAAGGGAGGGTGAGGATGGTCGTGTATTGATTCATTGTTTTGGTGGATGCTCAACTGCTGATGTGCTTGGCTCTATGGGTTTGGACATGACTGACTTGTTTCCACCTAAAAGGGAATGGGTTGGTGAAACTCAAGGTGCAAAGCCAATGAAGCCCGCATTTTATGCAAGTGACTTGCTAAGAATCATTTCCTTTGAGTGCTTAGTTGTGTCAATCTGTGCCTATGACATGAGTCAAGGCAAGAAGATTGCAGAGGGTGACAGAGAGCGGCTCAAGGTTGCTCAACAACGAATTGAAGAGGTGATGCGATATGCAAACATCTAATGTGGCTCAGAGGGCTAAAGAGTTGGATGACATGAGAAAGGTCAGACTGCTCAAACCCAATGAGATTGACTTTGACAAGTACCTCAAGGCTAATGATGTGGCTCAAAAGGTACGAGAGGCTCAAGTATGGCTTGATGAGTTGAAAGAGGAAATCCATCACCCTGTGCATGAGAAGTTCACCACCATGCCATGGTCAAAGACTCATTCAACCTTTCAGTTTAGACAGGGTGAAGTCACCCTTTATGCGGGATCAAATGGTGGGGGCAAGTCCCTTATCACAGGGCAGATAGCCATGGGTTTGATCAAGCAAAAGCAGAAGATTTGCATTGCCTCTTTTGAGATGAAACCCAAGAGGACTATGTATCGGATGCTCCGACAGTTTGCAGGTGAGAACATTGATGCCCCAAGATTTACAGGCAAGGATAGATACCTTGAGCAGTTGCTCTCAAGGCTTGGCTCTTTTGTGTCTGACAAGTTGTGGCTCTATGACCAACAGGGAACTGTGACCTCTCAGCAAGTTATTGCAGTAGCAAGGTACTGTGCCATGGAGTTGGGTGTGCAGCACTTCTTTGTGGATTCATTGATGAAGTGTGTGCCGGGTGAGGATGACTACAACGCTCAGAAATACTTTGTGGATGAGTTGACTGCCTTGGCTCGTGACCACAACATTCACATCCATTTGATCCATCACATCCGAAAGTTGGCTAGTGAAGAAATCATGCCCAACAAGAATGATGTCAAGGGGTCAGGTGCCATATCCGACCAAGTAGACAACGTGCTGATGGTGTGGAGAAACAAGAAGAAAGAACACGATATGCACCTCAAGGGAACTGCTGACAAGTTCACCCCTGATGCCATGCTGATGTGCCACAAACAAAGGAATGGTGAGGCAGAGGAATGGTACAACCTTTGGTACAACAAAGAGAGTCAGCAGTTCATTGATGCATACGATTCTGTACCAATGGCTTTTGATGATAAGGGGGAATTTTGAGTGACTTATTCTCAACAAGAAGAGATTGGCATGAGGGAGAGGGAGATGACGAACACCGCCATCGTTGTCTCGTTCGGGGAATCATCAAGATGCGGATACAAGATCGTCAAAAGGCACACGTGTGGCTCAACGGTGGAGTTGACGGAACTGGTAAGCGTGTCAAAGGATGGAATGAATTACATCCCGGATCAATTTTGGAAAGAGATATTCGGAATCAATGGGCTAAAGGCAACCGTGGAGAGGATGGTGATTGGAAATGATTGAGGCTTTTAAAGATGTGCTTGCTCGTCATGTGCAAGAAAGAAAGGATGGTCGTCGCATTACTGAGCAAGACTTGAATGACATAGCTCGCCAAATCAAGGAGTTGATTGAGCGAGATGAGAAACGAACTAACAAGGAACAAAATGACTAAGGTAGATTTATCAGACTTCCAAAAGAAGTTCTTGCTTGGACAGGGTGCAGGGCAGACCTTGTACACCGAGAAAGAGTTTAGTGAGGCACTAACTCAAGCCAAGGCAGAGATCATGGCAGTTGCCATACAGACTACTAAGCAAGCCATCTTCATTGAGAGACGGGCTTGTGCAGAGATGGCTTATGCCTATGAGGCAAAACTGGCTGGCAAGGAAGAGGATGAGAACTTTGATTCCCCTCTTGCCAATGACATCCTTAACCGCATACCGACACAACGCCAATGATTGAACTAACACTTCCATGGCCCCCAACTGTCAATACCTATTGGCGCAACTTCAATGGTCGGGTTCTCATTAGTGCCAAGGGGCGCGAGTACCGCAAGGCAGTTGCTGATCAGGTATTGATTCAAAGAGGGGCAAAGCATTTGGACTATGCCTTGCAAGTAACCATTGCAGCATACCGACCTGACCGCAGACGCCGTGATCTTGACAACTTGCTCAAGGCAATCCTCGACTCACTCGTTCATGCGGGTGTTATGGAGGATGACTGCTTAATTGTTGACCTGCGCATCTATTGGGAAGACGATGTAGGTGGGATGGTCAAAGTAACTATTGAGGGGGCTGAATGACTGAAGAGCCACAACTAATCGATGTCTTTGCAATGTTTGCATTGATAGCGGTAGTCCACTCCTTTAGGGGGGAGGACACAGAGTCGGCAGCAATAACTGCCTATGAATATGCGAATGAAATGATGAAAGCGAGAGAAAAATATGTCAGCGATTGAACAGATGGACTTCTTTGGGGAGGAAAGAGATTTCCTCGCAGAGTTGAGACGCAACTGGACTAAGACCATAGAGGGAGATGGTGGTCATTGCCCATGTTGTGACAAGTGGGGAAAGATCAACAACTACAACCTCAATGAGACGATGGCGGCAACTTTAAAGTGGATGACAGTAGCATCTACAGATCATGCAGGCTACATCGATATGGGGGGTAAAGCACCAAGATGGTCAGTTCGTGCCAAGAACTTCACAACCATGAAGTTTTGGGGTTTTGTAGAGCCTGCACCCAAAGCCAGGCCCAAGGATAAAAAAGTTGCAGGCTTGGTCACAAAGACTAGTGGTCTGTGGCGTGTGACAGAAAGAGGAAGAGCCTTTGTCTATGGTGGCTTAACAGTACCAATTAGGGCTTTTGTGTATGACGACAGATTCTTTGGATGGGGTGACAAGATGACCACATTCAAGCAGTGCTTTGGTCGCAAATTCAACTATGAAGATGTGATGGCTACTAATTTCAACTGGTTTACTTTAAGGAGAGATTGATGGATGCTTTTCTGAATATATTGGTTTTGTTCTTTGCCATGTCCGGCTTTGTCGGATGGGCTTTTGCTTTGGCTTGCATCTGGTTTTATTGGATGTGCCGTAGATCAAATGAGGAGTGATTATGGAAAACAGAAACCCACATGATGCAGTTGATTACATCTTGCTCAATGGCAAGAAGTTCGCCAAGGCGAAAGCAGAGAGGTGCTACCTTGAGGAGTTCCGCAAGTCCCTCAAGGCAGTATTGATGAAGCGGTCAATGGAGACCGCTATTGGCGCACAGGAACGCGAGGCTTATGCCCATGATGAGTATGTGCAGTTGCTCAAGGGTCTCAAGGAGGCTATTGAGATTGAGGAGAAACTTCGTTGGGACTTGATTGGTGCGCAGGCTCGTGTAGAGATTTGGAGAACTGAGCAAGCCAACAACCGGGCAGAGGGAAAGGCAACACTATGAATGCATTCCAATGGGGAGTTGTGCTTGGTGTAGTCCTATTCGCGGCCATCTTCTATGTCGTGGAGTTCCTATGAAGACACCAGAAGACGATGAGTTTGACCGCATTGAGCGAGAGGCTCAAGGCTGGCGCAAAAGGCAGATAGCCAATGCAGTAGAAAAAGATGGCAAGAAGCCTTATGAGGTTGCCAAAGTTCCCAATGGTTTTTGGATTTCACCAAAGCCCGGGTTTAAAGGATGGCTTGATAGTCAAGCAAATCAAGATGAACTGCACAAGCACCTTGATGAATTTATTTGGAGGGTGCAAGACGAATGAACTATTTATCTGTTTGTTCAGGCATAGAGGCAGCAACCTGTGCTTGGCATGACCTAGGTTGGAATCCTGTTGGGTTCTCAGAAATTGAGAAGTTCCCATCAGAAGTTTTGAAACACCATTACCCCCATGTACCTAACTTGGGAGATATGACTAAATTTAAGGAGTGGAATCTTGGAACAAATGTCGATGTTTTCGTTGGAGGAACACCATGCCAGTCGTTCAGTGTCGCCGGACTCAGAAAAGGATTGGATGACCCGCGTGGCAATCTCATGCTTACATACCTTGCCATTGCTGCAAGATATAGGCCCAGGTGGCTGGTTTGGGAGAACGTCCCCGGCGTCTTATCCTCTAACGGAGGACTCGACTTTGCCTCCCTCCTTCGAGGGATGGGGGAACTCGGGTATGGGTTCGCGTACCGAATTCTTGACGCTCA